AGCACCCAAGACTACACCAGTGGCAGGGGCGTATGTGCCATACCCAATAGACCACATCGATGATGCAATCAATGAAGTCAAGGAAGCTGCAGGACTACCTAAGAAACTGACAGCTATGGATCTACGTAGAACTGCAATCACTGAGATGGTAGAGGCAGGTGTTCAGACTCTTGAGTTGATGCAAGTAACAGGACACAAGAATCCTGATTCAGTTAAGCCATATCTAGTCAACACATTTAGTGGCGCAAGCAACGCACTAGAAAAAAGAAGGGATAAACATAGTGGGTAGAAGTAAGATGTCTCAGGAAGTACAAAGAAAAATATGGAGAGACAGGTCTAGGAAAAGGTATCAGCGTGGTGTAAAAATATTACGTAGGTTTAAATTAATGAAGGGATGTAAGCGTTGTGGCTTCAAAGAGCATCATGCCTCTTTACATTTTCACCACAAGAATCCAGATGAAAAAAGTTTTCAGATAGGAAATGACATAGAAAAAATTACATATAGCAGACACAGTAAATCTAAAATTAAACTCAAAGAAGAGATGGGTAAGTGTGAAGTCTTATGCGCTAACTGCCATTGCAGAGTAACATTTGAAGAGAAACATTGGAGGAAAGACTTATATGGTAAACATTAAGAACTACTTGCAAGACCTTGATTTAAAAGAGGATATTACACATAGAGGTGACTGTCCTCAATGCAAGGGTAAGAACACATTCACTGCTAGACGTGATGGTAGTGCGCTGCTCTACAATTGTTACAAGCTAGACTGTACCACTAAAGGAGTAGTGTCATTAGGCATGACAGCGGAGGAGATACAGCGTAAGCTAGACCCCAGATACGAAGAGCCAGAGCCAGAGTATGAGCCTTTTGTTTATCCTGAGTACATAGTTAAGCCCACCGCTGAACATAGAGACTACGAAAGATTTGTAGGTAGATGGGGATTGTATGGTGAAGACTTGATGTACGATGTTAAAGATGAACGTGTGGTGTTTCCCATCTATGAGAAGGGCAGACTTGTAGGAGCGATAGGTAGAAGCATATCATACGCAAGCCAAGTCAAGTGGTTACGCTACGACAAAACACCTACAGTCTTTACTCGTGTTGTAGGTAAGCCAACTGGTGTAGTGATATTAGTAGAGGATGTTATCAGTGCAACTGTAGCAGCTAAACTATTTCCTGGTCTAACAGGTTTAGCTATACTTGGTACGTCATTTAGTGTGGCAGATATGCAACACTTAGATAATTTCTACAAAGTTATCGTAGCGTTAGACCCTGACGCTGCATACAAGACACTACAATATAAGAGAGAGATAGAGGCTTACACAGGGTTAGAGACTATAGCGTTAAGACTCTATGATGATATTAAATATAAAGTGGAAGCAGATATAAAGAAACTAGAGGAGATAGTATAATGCAACCAAAGAATGTACCATGTCATATCCGTATTAAGGTAGAGCCTACTCAAAAGCAGAGAGGCAGAGCCTGTAGATTACACGGTAAAGACTTCAAGAGTATAGCTGATGCAGCGAGATACTTTAATGTGAACTACTCGTGGGCGGCAGAACAAGTTAACAAAGGGATGAACACAGAGAACTTCCCTAAGAAGTATAGGAAGAAATATGGCTGAACATTACTGTACAACAAAAGGTTTAGGGTGGGCATTCCTAACGTGTATATTCTTTATACTGGGTGTGCCTGTACTGATGTGGTTAGCCTTAGAGGGTAGCAGTTGGTACAACAAGTTTAACTTAATGAATCCGATGTTCTGATGTGGACGTTAGTATTTATATGGTTGTTCAATGGTGAGCCAGAAGTCAGGAAGATAGCAACATATGAGGATATGTTTGAGTGCTTTAGTAACTATGATATGTTGTACTATTCAATGACACCAGAGAGTAGAGTAGGAGTAAGACTAACGTGTATACAAGGAGATACAAATGCCCAAGACAGCAATAATTGATGAGCGTGTACCACTAGGTAAAGTCTACGTTGACTTGACAGTAGATGAAGTGCTAGAGGCATGTAAGAGATATGAGTCAGACAAAAAATTTGATGAAGAGTTAGATAAAGTTTATAACAAGGATATAAGTTTTGATTAGAGAGTTAGAAGAACAGTTAACTAAGCTTCAAGATAAGTTGAAGTCTAAGAACCTAAATAAGTTTGTACGTAAAACCTTAGAGGTAGATTGTGCATACCTACAAAAGGAAATACAAGATAGAAAAAGACAGAAGCAAATAGCTGCTTCTTACAGTTGAAACTAAAAGAGAGGAGACACACATGATGGAATTAGCTTTAATCCGCACCATGATGGATAAAGATTTCTATGATGATCACAAGGGTATACGATGCCCTGATAAGATCTTTACCAAAGATGTGCGTAAGATAAAGCAGACTCTAGACTACGCTATGGAAACATACGACAAGAGTCTAACACCATCTGAGTTAGAGGCTTTGTTCTTAGCTAACAACAGCAGCATGACCACAGCTAACAAGCAAGTCTTTAATGATTTGTTTCATAAGGTAGGCAGGGAGAAGCCACTGTCTAAAGATATAGCTACGGATGTACTGTCTAAGTTATTCCAACAAGTTGTAGGTGAAGAGATTGCTAACATAGGTTTTGATTACGTTAATGGTTCACGCTCTGGGTTAGAACCTTTGCGTAGTATACTCAGTGACTATGAGGATAACTTCTTACCTAAGCTTAACATCGATTGGGATGATACAAGTATAGAGACATTGCTAAAACTAAATGACCAACAATCTAAATGGAAGTGGAACATACCATCACTGGGACGTTACGTAGAAGGTATAAGCCCTGGTCACTTTGTTGTTGTAGCTGCACGTCCTAACACAGGTAAAACTAGCTTTCACGCTAGTACCATAGCCGCCCCCAATGGCTTCGCCCATCAGGGTGCTAAGTGTGTTATACTGTGTAACGAAGAAGCATCGCATCGTGTAGGTGCTAGGTATCTAAATGCTGCTACAAGTATGAGTGTCAGTGAAGTACAAACCAATATGGTCTTGGCTGCTACACGTTATGACTTAGTAGATAAAAACATATTCATTAAAGATAGCTCAGGTAAAGATATGGAGTGGGCAGAAGCAGTGATCAGAGCCTATGAGCCTGACATTGTAGTGCTTGACATGGGTAGTAAGTTTGCCACAGGTAAGGGAGATAGGACAGATCTGTATCTCAAGGATGCAGCAATACACGCAAGGAACATAGCAAAGCAATACAACTGTGTGATAATGTGGATGTCACAACTAAGCGCTGCAGCAGAAGGGTTAACGTCACCAGATAAATCTATGATTGAAGGCAGTAAAACTGGACTCGCTGCAGAAGCAGACCTGATGTTACTGATAGCAAGAAACAAAATAAACAAAGGTGACTTCGCAGGTGAGGAACAAGAAGACTTAGAGTCTAATGAAAGACACATCAATGTTGACAAGAACAAACTCAAGGGAGGTTGGCATGGACGTATAACTTGTCAGTTAGACGGAGACAGGAGCCAGTATTTACCATGAGACTTGTACTTGATGTAGAAAACACAATTACTAAACGAGATGGCAAGAACATACTTGATCCGTTTGAACCTGGATTAGAACTTGTTCAAGTAGGCGTACAGAATGTAGATAATGTAGATGAGACACACTTGTTTACACTGAATCACAATGAAGATCAGGATGTGGGTGGATCAAGAGTTAGGAACATTCAGATCCTACTAGACAATACAACACTGTTGATCATGCACAATGCACAGCATGACTTGATGTGGCTGTGGGAGTCAGGCTTCAAGTATGATGGTGACATCTACGATACGATGTTAGCAGAGTACCTGTTGTTACGTGGACAGAAAGATGCCATAAGTTTAGAAGCTTGTGCAGAACGTAGACAATTGAACTACCAGAAGCAAGACACTCTCAAAGAGTATTACAAGAAAGGATACAACACCAATGAGATACCTTTACAAGAGCTTCTTTTTTATCTTAGGAGTGACCTCAACATTACTCGTGAGTTGTTCTTTGCCTTGGAACAAGACTACGCCAAGCCAGAGTCAGAGTCCTTACATAATGTCAGAGACATTACCTTCCGTACCTGTAAAGCCCTCACCCGAATGTATATGTCAGGAATCTGTGTGGATAGAACCGCCCTTCAAAAAGTGAGGCATGAGTTTGAACAAGAGAAAGCAGAGATAGAAGATAGACTGCAGCGCAAGACTCGTGAACTCATGGGTGACACACCTATAAACCTAAATAGTCCTGAGCAAGTATCTCAAGTTATATTTAGTAGGAAGCCTTTAGATAAAGCTGAATGGGTAAAGGTGTTTGACTATGACGATAGTGGAGATTACAAAGCTGTAGCACATTCCAAATGCAAAGATAAGTTTAATAAAATAGTAGCATCCAACACTAGGGTTATTAAAAAAACTAAAGCTTATACTTGTCATACTTGTAATGGTAAGGGTAAAAAATATAAGAAAAGAAAAGATGGTACGTTTTATAAGATACCAAACAAATGCAAAGACTGTGATGCAAAAGGTTACAGGCTGTCAGAAACAAAAGAAACTGCAGGACTTATGTTCAATCCACCAAGCAAGAAATGGGTAAGCGCAAATGGTTTTAGTACTAGTAAGAACAATCTTGAAATGCTTATGGCTACCGCTACAAGCAACGGCATGGAGTCTGCTGTTAGTTTTCTTTCTGATCTTAAGCGCCTCTCTGCTATCAGCAGTTACCTTAGTAGCTTCGTGGATGGTATCGATATATTCACCAAGCCCAACGGATTCCTTCACGTCAACCTTACCCAAAGTGTCACCAGTACAGGTAGATTTTCTGGACGCAATCCCAATATGCAAAATATGCCAAGAGGAGGAACGTTTCCAGTAAAACGTGTGTTCATATCACGGTGGGAAGGTGGACAAATTATGGAGTGTGACTTTGCACAATTGGAGTTCAGAGTTGCTGCATTCCTCTCACAGGATAGCACAGCTATGCAGGAGATAGAAACAGGATTTGATGTACACTCCTACACAGCAAAGGTTATCAGTGATGCAGGGCAACCTACAGAGCGTCAGGCAGCAAAAGAACATACCTTTGCCCCTCTCTTTGGTGCTACAGGATATGGTAGACCCAAGGCTGTAGCTGCATACTACGAACACTTTACAAAGAAGTACAAGGGTGTAGCTAAGTGGCACAAGAAGTTAGGTGATGAAGCCGTAAGGTTTCTCAAGATAACCAACGTAAGTGGTAGACAGTATGCATTCCCTGACGTGTCTCGTAGAGAAAGCGGTAGTGTAACACACTTCACCATGATAAAGAATTACCCAGTGCAAGGCTTTGCCACAGGTGACATTGTGCCTGTTGTTCTACTAGAGTTTGAGAAGATGCTTGAGCCACTACAGTCTTGCTTAGTTAACACAGTACACGATTCTATGGTGATAGATGTTCACCCTGATGAAGTAAAAAAAGTATTGACTATTGTGGAGATCATCAACGCAAATTTAAACTGTGTTATAAAAGACGCATACGATATAGAAATGAATGTTCCATTGTTATTAGAAGCTAAAATAGGAAACAATTGGCTTGACACAGTGGACGTATAGAGTATAACTAACCATCTTTAACTTTGAAAGGAAGTAAGTAAAATGAATACAGAACTAGCTATACAAAATGATTTAGGTATGTCACTTGCAGAAGCAGTGGGTGTAAATCCTAACAGTGGTGACGGTGAAAGAAAGACACCTGCTTTACCTAGAGTAAACCTCATGCACACAGGTATCATGGGTGAGATTGATGTTAATGGTAAGTCTATCAGAACTGAGGTCATACCATCAGGATCATTCAAGATTACAAGAGGTGAGGACGATGTTGTTTACGCATCTAAACCTGTTGTACGTATCTTTGCAATCAGACAGCAGTGGTCTAAGTGGGATGCTAAAGATGAGATAATGATGAAAACTATCATGTCTAACGATCTTAAAGGTGACCTCAAAGATAACATGGGTACATTCAATCTAGGTAGACCATCAGGCTACATCGAAGATTGGGATAGCTTACCAGATAAAACAAAAGATCTCATACGTAGCATTAAGCGTAAGAAGATTCTCTTTGGTGAGTTGAGTGCAGCAGGTGTCACTGACGAAGCAGGTAATCCAGTTGAGCCTATTACTGATATGCCTTTTTACTTTGAAGTACCCCCTTCAAGCATCAAGTCTTTGGATGCAGCAGTGAATGCACTGTCACGTAAAAACATATTACCTATTCAGTGTATGATTACATTAGGTGCAGAATTAATGGACTCTAATACAGGTAATACTTTTGCTGTTATGACTTTAGAATCAGGTGATAAGATTGATTTAAAACAAGAAGATCAACAAACACTACACAACTTCTTGGAGTACATCACTACTCAAAACTCTTATATTCTACAACAGTGGAGTGAGAAGAATCAAAAGAATATCTCTGATGATGATGCTGCAATAGTAGCAGAGTTTGTTAACGTAGAAGAGGCAGAAGAGTAATGAACCACCCTGCTGAACTAGCTGTCTTTGAGTATCTTGGTAAAGCTATCAAGGGTGAAACAGATATGGCTGAAGACATACGTAAGCAAGTTGCTTCTGATGTTGAAGCTGCACTGGAGAAGCAGTTCGGTGGCAAGCCTCGTGATGAGTTTAGACTAAGGATGTCCAACATTGGGCGTCCTACTTGTCAGCTATGGTTTGAGAAGAATGACCCTAAAGATAAGACACCGCTACCACCGCACTTCTTGATCAACATGATCATAGGTGACATCGTGGAAGCAGTGTTCAAGGGTCTTCTTCGTGCTGCTGAAGTAGACTTCAAAGATAATGACAATGTAACTCTTAAACTAAAGGATGGCACAGAAGTAAAGGGCGAGTACGACATGGTGCTTGATGGTAAGGTAGACGATGTTAAATCAGCCTCACCCTGGTCATACAAAAATAAGTTTAACAGCTTAGAGACTTTAGCTAAGAGTGACAGCTTTGGATACGTGTCTCAACTAGTAGGTTACGCTGAAGCTGCAGGTGTAGATGTCGGTGGTTGGTGGGTAGTCAACAAAGCCAATGGTGAGTTTAAATATGTTGATGCAAACGATGTAGACAAGGGTGCAGTAATGGAAAGCATCGAAGATACAGTAGAGTATATCAATGAAGACAAACCTTTTGAGCGTTGTTTTGAAGCTGTACCTGAGACACACTTCCGTAAACCCACAGGCAATCTAAAGCTTGGGTCTGAATGTAGCTTCTGTTCATTTAAACATAAGTGTTGGTCTAATATACAAACACGTACTGCTGTAATGTCTAAGGCTCAGAACCCACCTATAGTAGACTATGTTCTATTGAGTCCTGAGTATGCGGCATAACAAAGCTAGGTATCGCAGTGGCTTAGAAAAAGAAGTTGCTGCGTACTTACGTAAAAAACAAAAGAAAGTTAGATATGAAGTATTGAAGGTAGAGTGGGAAGACCTACGTTATCGCACCTACACACCAGACTTTGTATTGGACAATGGTATTATCATAGAAACTAAAGGTATCTTTGATAGCGCAGACAGACGTAAGCATCGTGAGATACAAAGACAACACCCTGAGTTAGACATACGATTTATATTTAGTAATGCAAACTCAAAGTTATACAAGGGTGCTAAGTCTAGGTATTGCAACTGGTGTGACAAGTATAAGTTTCAATGGGCGCATCGTGTCATACCTGAAGAGTGGTTAAAAGAAAAAGGTAAAGAGATTACAGTTAAACGAATAGAATTAAAAACAAAAAGGAAAGACTGATGGGGCATGACTTAGACGATGATGAGATAGCAATAGTTATAAGTCCAGTAAATTATAAAGACACTAATAAATGGGAGGGTGAAACAAATGTATCAATAGCTATATCTCCTGAGCATAATTTACCTGAGCCTATAATTAATGGCATAGTAGATGTAGCTACCATGATGTCAGCTTTTTTAGATTTAGCAAACGAGCAACCATACCTATATGCTCAAGTAAAAGAACACAGAGATTACTTAATTTCTATGGATGAGGAAGAAGAAAAACCTATTGTAACGAAAGAGGGAAATGTATATAGACTTAACAAGTGGACAAAAACGAAGGGAAATGCATAATGGAACCAACAATTACATTAACTGGTGATACAACATTAGACTATGACCAAGTAAATAATCCAGTACACTACAATCATAGTGGCATAGAATGTATTGAAGCCATAGAAGCAATGACAGAGAATATGTCAGGGCACACTGCGCCTCATGCTGCTAACGTGTTAAAGTATCTGTGGAGACATGAGTACAAGAATGGTTTAGAAGATATTGATAAAGCTATTTGGTATTTAAACAGGTTAAAGAAACGTTACAAGGAGATCCATAAATGATAACGCCAGATGATATAGATGCTTGGAAAGATATGTATCAAATGACGTTTGAAGAATATCAGATTGAAGCAGAGAAGACTGCTATATATCCTAAAGAGCATGAGATAGTTTACCCTGCGCTGGGACTCGCAGGTGAAGCAGGTGAAGTAGCCAACAAAGTAAAGAAGATGTTAAGGGATGGGACGTTTAACAGAGATGATGTAGCAGCAGAGATAGGTGATTGTCTGTGGTACATTGCAGCTTTATGCCGTGACTTAAACTTTGATATGACAGACCTTGCCCAACGCAACTTAACTAAACTTAATAGTCGTATGGAACGAGGAACCATTCAAGGTAGTGGCGATAAGAGATGAAGTTTAACATTAAACTAACAATAGAAATAGACGAGGAAGAACGGATACTACCCATAGTAGCAGAGATGCACGAGGAGGCAGTTACTGAGTTATTCCAAAATATTATTTATGATATTGATGGTGCAGTAATTAGAAAGATAGAGGTGAAAAAATATGAATAACTACTTACCAACAGACTACCAAAGCTTTATACACAAGTCACGGTACGCTAAATACATTGATGGCAAAGGCAGAGAGTCTTGGCCTGAGACAGTTAGCCGTTACGTAGAGAATGTAGTAGGTGACAAGGTAGATAAACGGACATCTGCTGAGATAGAGCAAGCTATTCTATCGTTAGACATTATGCCAAGCATGAGAGCTATGATGACTGCAGGTGCAGCTTTGGATAGAGATAACACTGCAGGATATAACTGTAGCTACTTACCTGTAGATGATCCAAAGTCCTTCGATGAAGCTATGTACATCCTGCTCTGTGGCACTGGTGTCGGCTTCAGTGTTGAGAGGCAGTTCATTAGCAAGCTTCCCGAAGTGCCTGAACTGTTCGATAGTGATACTACCATTGTGGTAAAGGACAGCAAGGAAGGCTGGGCTAAGGCGTTCAGACAATTGTTGGCACTCTTATGGGCAGGTGAGATTCCAAAGTGGGATATAACTAGAGTTCGCCCTGCAGGTGCAAGGCTAAAAACATTTGGTGGTAGAGCTAGTGGACCTGCACCTCTTGTTGAGTTATTCAACTTTGCAGTAAAGACATTTAAGGATGCTCAAGGGCGTAGGCTATCTAGCTTAGAATGCCATGACCTAATGTGTTTCATTGGTCAGATAGTTGTAGTCGGTGGAGTTAGACGTAGTGCTATGATTAGTTTGTCTAACCTCAGTGATGATCGTATGCGTCACGCTAAGTCAGGACAGTGGTGGGAGAATGCAGCACACAGAGCCTTAGCTAATAACAGTGTATCATATACAGAGAAACCAGACTCAGAAACATTTATGCGTGAGTGGTTGGCTCTAGTAGAAAGTAAGTCAGGAGAACGTGGTGTATTCAATCGTCAAGCAAGTAAGAATCAAGCTGCAAAATATGGGAGACGTGATCCTGAACATGAGTTTGGAACTAATCCTTGCTCTGAGATCATTCTTAGACCATATCAGTTTTGTAATCTTACTGAAGTGGTGGTTAGGGCTACGGATAACGTGGATGACTTGGAAAGAAAAGTTAAACTGGCTACTATTCTTGGCACGATCCAATCCACGTACACCAAGTTTCCATACTTGCGAAAGGTGTGGACAACGAATACGGAAGAGGAGCGTCTGTTGGGTGTGTCACTCACAGGGATAATGGACAATCCTCTTATGACATCAGCGAACAAAGGATTGGAGAAGACTCTTGAACATCTACGAGAAATTGCTGTTCGTACTAATACTACTTGGGCTAACCGCCTTGGCATTCCAACAAGTGCAGCAATCACCTGTGTCAAGCCAAGCGGAACAGTATCACAATTAGTTGATTCAGCATCAGGCATACATGCTAGACATGCATTACATTATATTAGAACTGTGCGTGGTGACAATAAAGACCCACTCACACAGATGATGAAGGATCAAGGAATACCTAATGCGCCATGCGTTATGAAACCTGATAGCACTACAGTGTTTAGTTTCCCAATGAGGTCACCAAGAAAAGCTGTAACTCGAAACGATATGACAGCCATTGAACAGTTGGAGACATGGCTAACTTATCAGCGACACTGGTGTGAACACAAACCTTCTGTAACAGTGACGGTTCGCTCAAATGAGTGGATGGAAGTAGGCGCATTTGTTTATAAACACTTTGATGAAATGTCAGGCGTGTCATTTCTACCTCACTCAGATCACACTTATCAACAAGCACCGTATCAGGATTGCACTAAGGATGATTACAATAAGCTTAGTAAGATAATGCCAAAGAGTATAGATTGGTCAAGACTTAGTGAGTATGAACAAGAAGATAACACAGTCGCTATGCAAACAATGGCTTGCAGTGGGGACGTGTGCGAAATAGTAGACATAGTATAATTACTATGATATTATATAAACAGCAATAAAAGGAGTTAATCATGTTGTTATTTAATTTATTAGTACCTATAGTTTATGCTTTAACACTTTATGGAAGCTATGAAAACGTAGCTAAACCTGTGGCTAAAGCATCGTATGAAACAGGTGTAGTTGTTTACGAAAAAACTGTAGATGTCATTAAAGATGTAACTACTGACGATCCTGTAGAGTCAGAATAATGTATGTCCTAGTGCTCATACTTACTCTTGGAAATGGTTTTGTTAATGTTAAGGCAGTCGATCATATATACCCCACAATTGACGCATGTAAAAGTGCTGCAGTATACCTTCGCGGTGAGCTTTTGAGTACTAGGCCATCACCTGATTCAAAGGTTTATGCTTATTGTACAGAGATACCACAGGAGGTATAGCCAAATATGAGCCTAGAAAAAGAAGCGAAAGACTTTGTATCTAGGAGGCAGGATCATTTTAAAGAGGGTATTCAGGAACGAGTAGAGTCCTTGGATAGATTTATAACAGACAATCTATATCACACTAGTGAGACAAGAGAAGCTGTAAAACATTTGATTGCAGTGCAGATGTGGTCAGAGAGAAGTGCAAAACTTAATGGTATAAAAAAGTAAGGGCGCTAAATGCGCCCCTCTTCTTATCTAGTAGCAGCTTCTCTCTCTGCTTTTGCGTAAGTCTTACCTGCCTGTATGTACCATAACATAAGTATGGACTTACGTGTTTCTTTTTCATCAGCATCTAACTCAGGATCTGTATCAATTCTTTCTGCTGACTCTTGTACAGTTAGACCAGAAAATCCATATCTCTTATTTTGTATAGACCACCCTCGCTCCGCTTCTTCTTTTTGCTTAGGTCCAAGAGCTTTATACTCACCTCTTACATATGCATTGAAGTCTGATCTGTACTCTTCTTTCTTAGCTGCAAAGTCTGACAATATAAATTTAGCATCTGCTCTTGTGTCTTTTATCTTAGCTCTTATTCTTTCTTCTAATAAACCCCTACGCACATCAAAGTCAGAACTTAGATATATATTGTCTGTAGTTATATAGTTCTCCATATCCTCAGCCAATTTACCTTGAAGCATCTGTTGAGTAAATAACTCCAACGCACTATTCTTTTCAGCGTAAGGATTGTATATTTTAAATGGGTCTACCTCTAGTCTAGCCATCTCTAACTTCAAGGCATTCTTTGGTGGCTCTCTAGTAAACCCAGTGATCTGTTTTAGAAAAGGATTTAGCTGTCTCAAAGGACCGTCACCAAATATGTCATGCCTTACTGCATCATATCCTGTGTCTCTATTATCGGGGTCCATCATTTGAAAATGTGTACGAGTAGAAGATCCCATAAACTTTAGCAGTCCTTGTATTTCAGTTTCACCTAAGTCAATACCTGTAACGTTTTTAAGATTCTTTGACATTTCATTTAGGTTAAAGTCAGGGAGACTTTTAGCGAACCTACCATACAAGTATAAGTTAGGGCTGTTAGGACCACCCATGTCTGCCAAAGATACTGTAGCATCTAATGTTTGAGGTATGTACGCTGAACGAGGATCAAACTGACCATAGAAATCTTTTACTACAGCAGCAGGGTATGTGTACGTACTAAAATAATCACCTAAAAGTTTCATAACAGGTTGATAGTTTGGTTTACCGTCTGCGATAGACTGTGCTGTTCTTACAGTTTCATCTACTATTGTACCACCTGGTCTAAACTCTGAGCCTACCATAAGTTTAGTTATGTCTTTCAAGAACAAACCAGTGTCATCCTGTAGTTTATTAGGCATACCCATTTGTACCCTTGCTAATTGATTAGCTACATAGTGAACAGGTGCTGCTGGACCCATAGCAGCTTGAGCGTTTGTTACATCTTTGTTTGTCAACTGCTCTTCAAACCACTGTAGTCCATTAGTTATGTTATCTTTCTGCACCATGTAAGCACCAGCAAATATCATAGCACCTGACATTTGTTTTGCCACCGCTTCCTGTGTTTGCCCTGTGCCTCTACGTAAAGTGTTTAACAAAAAGTAATCATTAATAAACTTTGCTTGAGATGCCATGTATCTTGGGAAAGGAATGATGGTGGTCATGCCTGTATTGTGAACTAAATCAATAACTTTTTTAACGGCTTTGTTTGTGTCGCTTGCGTCCTTACCACCAAACCTACGTTGGAATGTAAAAGCTAAACTATCATCAAGGGCTTTGTTTATTATGTCATCAGGTATTTCACTGATGCGTCCCTCTGCCATTACTTGATAAAGATTAAACCCTAAAAAGTCATCGTTATTGTCTATCATATCCAACAAGTATTTATTAAAACTTTCTGGGGTATCATCAACTCTTAATTTTTCAATAAACCTATCGTAACCCAACTGATTTAAATCTTTAAGATATTTATTAAACTGTGACTCCATACTGCTATCTAAATCTTTTTTAGCTAAACCCTCTGGCAACCCTGCTTTTAGTTGAGCTATAGCACGTTTTTTTAACTCACGATCAACAGTACCTGCAACCACAGCTTTCTTAAATACGTGATCTGACATTGTGTTAAGTGTGTTTACTGCTGTGCCCAGCTTGGCTAGTTTAGTATCTCTAATAGTACCAGCTTCTGCTTGAGCAGCTTCATAGAATGCTCGCTTCATAAGCTCTGGTGCATCTTCTTTTAGGGAGTACACAAGTGCGTCAGCTACATACTGATCTTTAGTTAGATACTTTAATATATCTGTAGTGCCTTGACGTGTAGCTGCAGCATTACCCTTGCCTGTAACTTTTTGTATAGCGTACAGATTGAACTGATCTAGTATATCGATGCCTGTCATGGCAACACCAAATATATTGTTACGCATGGTGGTAGCAGGTTGAGAAGTCATAAAAGCTCTACGTGTATCCTCAATATTCTTCAAAGATCTAAATACTTTTCTAGTTGCACCAATCTGCATCTGTGCATCTTTTAACTCTTGAGCATCTCTACCTGAAACGGTTGACATCCCCATGTCATACAATTCATCTAGCTTATCTCTAAACTTACCTGCCGCTTCTACTGCTTCTCTACCAGTAATAACTTTTCCTGAAGCAGTCTTAAATTGTTTAGCTGATACAAGAGTACGAGCAGCCTCAGAATATTCTGCAGCAAATACAGCAGCTAGTTGTCTACGTGACAGTCCATACTTACCAGCAATACTATCAAACATATCTACACCAAAGCCTTGATCAATTGCGTTGGCAAGAAACTCTGTAACTCTCATGCCTTTCTCAGGCTTAAACTCTGGGTTGTAAGACTTTATAGTACGTGTTAGCTCAACGGCTGCAGCACCTAGTCTTTGTATAGTTTGTCTGTCTAATCCACCAATAAGTCCATCAGGCAAGTCTTTACTAAGTATGTTTATCTTAGCTGACATACCCTCCTCAACAAGTTTAGGGTCAATAGCCGCTAGTAGTTTGTTTTTAGTAAAGCGTATGTAACGTCTACCCTCTGCTGTTGAAGCGTGTTTCTTTAAGTCGTCTACTGCTCTTTGTGCAGCAGAAGCATGTCTTGCAGTCTTAGCTGCATCACCTGCTTTTACAGTATCTATAAGTCTCTTAGCACCTTTGTATTGTTGCCTAGCTGGTATTGCATAACCTGCTGCACCTAATGTTAAACCTGTAGCACCTGCTAAAGCTATGTTACCTTTGCTTATTTTGTAGTCTTCGCCAATAGTCTTTTTAGATTTTTGTTTAATTATCTCTTCGCCTAGCTGTGCAGACGCAGCAACAGACCCTTCAAGGGTAGATGCCATGACACCTCGCTTGATAAGATTTTTTGTTAGCCTTTTTAAGCCTTCTAGTGTACCCATTTTAGAAGCTTGTATAGCAGCAGTGCCAGTACCAGCAGTAAGAGGTATTGCTGCAACAGATGCAAAAGTAGATGGGGCTGTAGCGACACCTTCTACGTAATCAAATATCTTAGCTCCTCTATTGTCTAGTAGACCTTCACCTTTAGCTACATCAAAAGCTGAGTACAGTCTTGCATAAGCTTGTTTGTCTGTTTCTTTTACGTTGTCGTCACTTACAAAAAAGTAATCTCTACCCATGCTTACTTCGTTTGTATTCATTATACGGAAGTGTTCTAGTATATCGTATGTAATATCACTAGCTGACTTCTTCCTTATCTCTTCATCAGTATAACCTTTCCTGTCGCTTTTAAGAAAGGTAATTGCATCTGCGAGAAAGGCTCTATCTTTTTTTAAATCAGATAGCTTTTTATCTTGCATCTTTTCAGGTGTGTAATAATCACTCATCTAATTCACTCGCTGGATCTTCTTTTAGATTTTTTTGTTTTGCTCTAAGCATAGTTCTTATCATGCGTATCATTTGATCATTTACTGGCACATTATTTTGATCTAACCATTCTTTTATCATAGTATTATCTGGTTGACCTCTATCGTCTATCTCTAAAAAGACACTCATATCAGGGAACTCATCTGCTAACTCATTAGCTACTTTAATGGCTGCACTAGCTATAGCATTAGCATCATCAGTTAAAGTAGTATCTTTTTCAATACCTGTATCTATCTGTTCTGCACCGCCTTTAAAGTATTGCTTAGGATTTAAGATACCAAAAGCTTCTGCGCTTTCAAACCCTGTGGCAGGTAGCCCTGCTTCTCTTGCTTCGCTACGACTCATTTCTTGATACTCTTCATACGTAATTTTAGATGCTGCTTCTCTGTATGCATCCACTTTATCTATTCTTCTTCCTGCTTTTTCTGATCCTGTTGCAGCAGCAAAACGTTCCCCTTCTTCTGTCTCTTCTTCATTAGCAAGTATGTCATCTATCATATCGTCAACTTCTGACTTTTCAGAGCCACCACCTGTTTTAATTAGGTCATCGTTTGCCTCTGATGTGGATGATATTTGTTCAAACGGATCGTCTTCACCACCCATTTGACCACTTATATTTAGAGATGGATCTGATCCACCTTCATCACCACCTTTACCACCTTCAGGTAGTTCAGCTTCATTTCCTAATATCATGTTGATGTATTCTTCAGTCAGCACACCATGTCTATTTATTGACTCACTAATTAAACGTGAGGCATTACCATTTTTCTCAGACTCTTTAAATGCCTTGAAGTCTGAAGCAGTTTCTATGTAGGACGCTAGCTTATACAAAGCTGCATTCCTTACTCTAGAGCTTTCGTGTCCATACGTTGTAGCAAGTCTCATCTCAATGTCTGCCATAGTGATACCACCAGCAATCAATGAAGGGTTTAACTCTGACTCATTCTCTAATCCTAAAGCTGCTAAAGCTGACTCCATAGTTGTAGCATCTGCAAGACTTAAATCTTCTGTACCTGCAAATGTGCGTGAGAAAGTTTGTCTAAAACTATTCGCTGTTCTATCGTAATCATCATCGTTATAATCAGTAATCTCAATGTTGTATATAGGTTTACCAGAAACGCCAGCCAAAGGTTTGTATCT